AACCTAGCAGAGTCGATTACTAAGTCTGGTCAGCTTTCTATCCGTTGGATGGAACGCAAGATGAATGCTTATCTCAACAAGCAACTGAAGACTGGTGAAGTTGATTATGTGATTGCTTGTGATACAGATTCCATGTACTTGGATCTTGGCGAGCTCGTCAATCAAACGTGTCAAGGCAAGTCTACGCAAGAGATTGTTGCATACTTAGATAAAGTGTGTGAGAAGATCTTTGAACCATTCATCGATAAGTCGTACCAAGAGTTGGCAGATTATGTCAACGCTTACGATCAGAAGATGAAGATGAAGCGAGAGGCGATTGCTGATAAGGGTATCTGGACTGCTAAGAAGCGATACATCTTGAACGTGTACAACCTGGAAGGGGTCGCATACGAGGAAGCTAAGCTGAAGATTCAGGGCATCGAGGCTGTACGTTCATCAACACCATCATCTTGTCGTGATAACATTAAGAAGGCCCTGAAGTTGATTATGACATCGACGGAAGATGATTTGATTAACTTTATCGCTAACTTCCGAGAAGAATTCAAGCAGATGCCTTTCGAGCAGATTGCGTTCCCGCGTACTGTTCGTGGATTATCGGAGTACCATGATGCTGCTACAATCTTCCGTAAGTCTACGCCCATTCATGTACGCGGTGCATTGATTTACAACCACATGCTGAAGGAGAATAAGCTGCAGAATAAATACCAAGTGATCGGCGAAGGTGAGAAGATTAAATTCTGTCACTTCAAACTACCGAACCCTGCAATGAGCAACATTGTAGCATCATCTGGTGCGTTGCCTAAAGAGCTTGACTTAGTCAATTATATCGATTATGATATGCAGTTTCAAAAATCATTCATCGATCCACTTCAAACCATCCTAGACGTTCTTGGGTGGCATACAGAGAAACGAGTCACTTTAGATTCGTTCTTCTAAACACAGAGGCCTCAAAAGCATCATCCCTCTATAATAATTCTGCTGCTATGTCTAACATAGGAGTCTTATGACCAACACAATTACACCAATCACATACAAGTACACAAGCACGAAAGAATACGTAGACGCATTCCCAGTTGCATATCGCCAATGGCGTGCTGACTCACATTGTAACCTGATTCACGGCTATTCGTTTAGCATGAAGTTTTATTTCGGCACCAATGATTTGGATGTCCGTAACTGGGCAGCCGATTATGGCGGCTTGAAAGAGCTGAAGGGCTTGTTGCAAGACCAATTTGATCACACATTGCTAGTTGCAGAAGATGATCCTGAATTGGCGACATATAAGATTCTTCAAGAGAAGAACATGGCTAAGCTAACTATCCTTCCTAAGTTGGGTTGCGAGGGTTTGGCTGACCAACTCTACAAATACGTTAATGGCGTATACATTCCTGATATGTGGGGTCCATCAGAAGCAAAACGTTTGTGGTGCTACCGCGTTGAAGTTCGTGAAACGCAGAGCAATATGGCATTCCGTGAAGGCCACCGCGAATGGAATGAAGACTTGTTCGCTTAAGGAAGCAAAATGGCAAAGATAATTAACGACGACGATTTCGACTTCGGCTTCTCAGCCGTTAGTGAGCAGGACCTGAAAGCGATGGAGCGTGAGCTCGAAGCTAAGGTCGCTATTCAGAATACACAGTTGCAAGAAGTAGCAGCTAGCTATGAGGAGAAGTTAGATCAGTTGTATACCATGGTAATGCCTCTATTGAAGAACTTAGCAAAAGACTCTGATAAAGACTACATCTATTGGCCAGATCGTCAGAAGAAGATGTTAGAGTTTATTAGAAAAGTAGAGACATTAGTAAATGGTAGTTAATTATCTTGCACTGTTAGTCGCGCTACTGCTTTCTGCAGTGGCTGCGTATTATAGTATTGTTGGACTAGCTGTTATCTTTGCTTCAGCTATGGTTCCGGTCGTCGTGATGGCCTCCACACTAGAAGCTGGCAAGGTTGTTGCAGCGTCCTGGTTGTACCGTAATTGGAACACTTCACCGAGGTTCATCAAATACTATCTAACAATTGCAGTATTCATCCTCATGCTAATTACGAGCATGGGGATTTTTGGATTCCTATCCAAGGCGCATCTAGAGCAAGCAGTAGCTACCGGCGAAGTTGGATCTAAGTTAGCGATATATGATGAAAAGATAAAGGCATCTAAAGAGAACATCGACGCAAGCCGTAAAGCGCTTAAACAGATGGATGATGCGGTGGACCAGGTCATGGGTCGAAGCACAGACGAAAAGGGTGCCGATAAAGCTGTTGCTGTCCGACGTAGCCAGCAAAAAGAACGCAGTCGACTGTTGTCGGATATTGAGACTGAACAGAAAACAGTTAGCCGACTTGTTGAAGAGTCTGCGCCAATACGACAAGAAGTACGTAAGGTTGAAGCAGAAGTCGGTCCAATAAAATATATTGCAGCATTGGCGTATGGAGATAATCCTGACACTAATATGCTGGAGAGTGCTGTACGAGCAGTGATTATATTGCTCGTGTCGGTATTTGATCCATTAGCAATTATTATGCTGTTGGCTGCAAGCCATTCGATCGCCCAACACAATAAGATTGAAGAAGTTGAATCATCAGCGCCGGTGAAGAAAGCACGCGTTCAAGAACCAGAGCCAGTTGTTGATTCGATACCAGATCCGATCGACAAAAAGCGAACGATTAAGTCTAAACGAACCAAGCTGCCTGATTTAGATTTCATCGAAACACCTCTACCACCAGAGCCAGCTCCTGTCGAGGAGAAAGAGGGATGGTCGCCCAGATGGTGGAGACGTGCAGGTCAGTTGATTGATCGAAAGAAGAGTGGTATTATTGAGATTGATAAGCAGTCGATCGTTAATATGAAATGACGGAAGAGAACGTAAAGAAATTACACGCACTGATAGTTGAGAAGGGTACGCAAATACATAACGAGCTGCCTTCTCACCATGCCCATCCAGGAGGACGTATCGGAATAGCTCACATCTATTCTGTTATTAAATCTGTGATGGGTGTTCCTGCTAAACAGTGTCGTGATTGTCGTTATGATGATATCGTGGAAATAGTCAACTATGTCGTTGACAACGTTCATGTGCTTAAAGGCCTAACAAGTCCTCTACATGAGAAGTATGACAAAGAGCCAGTATATGAACCAGCATCATTGGAAAAGTTTTTCTAGGAGTCTAATATGGATGCATATGTTTTAAGCCACCAACTAATGGACGCGTGGCGAGCAGAGTTTATGGGCAAAATGAATTCAGGCGCTTGTGAGCCTGGCAAAGTAGTTCCTGTACCGGTTCGTGTTAAGACCGCAAACGGATATGCTGATATAAAGTCTATGAGTGTTGACCCTACAGAGGGTATTGTGTTAGAATTGGAATGAAATGAAATTGCTTTTTGGAATGATGCTGATATTACCGATGTACTTGTTGTTACAACTAACATCGTTGATTGCTCGAAGTATGGCTGTTGTGTCAGCTGTAGTTGCGAATGCGACTATTGCGTTAGTCTTCTGGACCAAGTCTAGTTGGCTGATAGACCGTGCCATGAAGCACTTCGGGTTTGAGAAATAATTTATACAAATATACAAAGGATATACAATGAGCTTACTAGCTAAAATTCGTAAGAATAGTACGATTAAAGAAACGGCAATCTTATCAGAGTCGAAGTTCTTCACGAAGAAGGATATGATTCCTACAGCCATCCCTGCAATTAATATTGCACTGAGCGGACGTCTTGATGGTGGCCTAACACCTGGCCTTACAATGTGGGCAGGTCCATCAAAGCATTTTAAGACTGCATTCAGTTTGTTAATGGCACGCTCGTATCTTGACAAGTACCCAGAAGCTGTTATGTTGTTCTATGATTCAGAGTTTGGTACTCCGCAGTCGTATTTCGATTCGTTTGGTATTGATGTGGGTCGTGTTGTTCATACACCGATTATGGACGTTGAGCAATTGAAGTTTGACATCATGCAACAGCTGGCAGGCATCGATCGCAACGACCGTGTCATCATCGTTGTAGACTCGATCGGTAACCTAGCTTCTAAGAAAGAAGTTGAGGATGCGCTGGAAGGTAAGTCTGTTGGTGATATGTCACGCGCAAAGCAGATCAAATCATTGTTCCGTATGGTTACACCACACTTAACGATGAAGGATATTCCTATGATCGTTGTTAACCACACATACAAGACATTGGAATTGTATTCTAAAGATGTTGTTGGTGGTGGTACTGGTTCTTACTACTCTGCAGACAACATCTTTATCTTAGGACGTCAGCAAGAGAAAGAAGGCACAGAAGTTGTTGGTTATAACTTCATCATCAACGTAGAGAAGTCCCGTCATTGCCGCGAGAAGTCTAAAATTCCTGTCACAGTGAAGCATGATGGTGGTATCTCTACGTGGTCTGGCTTACTCGATATGGCATTGGAATCTGGCCACGTGATTAAACCATCGAATGGTTGGTACTCACGTGTCGATGCAGATGGCGTCGTGGAAGAGAAGAAGTGGCGTATCAAGGACACTGACTCCAAAGAGTTCTGGGGCTCCGTGATCACTAACAAAACGTTCCAAGAATGGATCAAGAACACTTATCAGGTATCTTCTGGTTCGATCATGTCGTCAGAAGATGACTTGGCAGAAGAACTCAGCGCAATTACTGAATAATTGAAACATGGCACACTCTAACAATCAAAATATGAGCTTACTTGGTACTAACCCCAAAACAATCAAATACGAAGAACGTCAAAGTGTGCCATTGCACGACAATCTATCCAAACAACGGATGGATGAGTATAAGTGTTTCTTATTGAACACTACTCCTGTTAAACAATAATTATGGAATTTTATGATCGAACAAACAATCTTTGCAAACCTCGTCCACAATGAGGAGTATGCAAGGAAAGTAATTCCCTTCCTGAAGAAGGAATACTTCCAGAGTCGCATTGATCAGACTCTGTATACTATTATTGGGGATTTCGTTGAGAAGTACAACAGCTTTCCAACAAAGACTGCTCTTAAAGTTGAGGCCGACTCACGTGTTGGGCTGACTGAAGATGAGAGCCATAAACTCGAACAAGTAATCGACAGTCTGCAGGATGCGCCAGCAGATCTGCAGTGGCTCGTTGACGAGACGGAGAAGTTCTGTCAAGATAAAGCAATCTATAACGCAATCTACCAGAGCATCGGTATCTTAGACGGTGCCTCTAAAGAGGGTAACGATAAGGGTGCAATTCCACAGATCCTGTCTGATGCGCTCGGCGTCAGTTTTGATTCACACATCGGCCATGACTTGCTCGAAGATGTTGAATCGCGTTATGCTTTCTACCACAAGAAAGAGTCTCGCGTTCCATTCGACCTCGAATACTTCAATATCATCACTAAGGGTGGATTGCCTAATAAAACACTGAACATCATCTTGGCTGGTACCAACGTAGGTAAGTCGTTGTTCATGTGCCACTGTGCGGCAAGCAACGTGTCCAAAGGCAAGAATGTTCTGTATATCACAATGGAGATGGCAGAGGAGCGGATTGCTGAGCGTATTGATGCTAACTTATTGAACGTCACAATGGACGAACTTCAAATCATGCCACTCGATGTATATGAGAAGAAGGTTGCACGAGTTAAGTCTACAAGTCCTGGTAAACTGATTATCAAGGAGTATCCAACTGCAAGTGCTGGATCTGCTCATTTTAGACATTTACTGAATGAACTGAAGCTGAAAAAGAACTTTGTGCCTGAAATCATATACATCGATTACCTAAATATTTGCGCGTCTTCCAGGTTGAAGTATGGTGCGAATATTAACTCATACACATACATTAAAGCAATTGCAGAAGAGTTGCGTGGCTTGGCTGTAGAATTCAATGTTCCGATCGTGAGTGCTACACAAACGACTCGTTCAGGATTCTCTAGCTCAGATGTTGGTTTGGAAGATACTTCCGAATCGTTCGGTCTACCAGCTACCGCTGACTTGATGTTTGCTTTGATCTCTACTGAAGAACTTCAGGAGATGAATCAGATTATGGTCAAGCAGTTGAAGAATCGTTTTGGCGATCCTTCTAACAACCGTAGATTTGTGATTGGTGTGGATCGAGCTAAAATGAAGCTATATGACGTCGAACAGCATGCTCAAAACGATGTTGTAGATGATAAACCGCTATTTGATAGTAGCGATACTGGAAAGCGTATGGGTTCTGAAAAGAAATTCAATAAAAACGCATTCGAGAACTTCAGTTGACACGATTTATTAC